ATTCTCTATAAGCTTACCACCGTACAACTTAACTTGGCCTTTGCGAGTCTTATATGAAAACTCAGGGTACCCTTCTTTGTTAGTGCCCTGCCTAATAGTATCATACCGTTGCCATAAACCGTTGGGTAGTTCGAAGCCTTTCATCGCGGCATCAAATCTAATTACGCCTTCCCGACCTAGCGTACATGAACTGCCTGATATCATCGCCTCAATACATAGTTGGGCTTGGCGCCACAATGCTGGAATCTTCGAGTAGGTTGCACGGTACACAGATATAATACGTTTGCACTCTTGTAGTTCTAGCTCTGCACCGGATGTAATTAACTGGCCGTGAAACTTATCTCCACCCATGCCATACCCCGACCCAAGAATAGTAGTCTTACCTACGAAGCGTTCGAACCCTTCTATTTCTTCTACGGGTTTAGAGTAGATACTACTTGCCATAATCTTGTATACGTCCTCACCCTTAGCGAAAGCTTCAACCAAGTCATCCTGTTCAGCAAGCCATGCAAGTACCCGCGCTTCAATCTGTGACGAGTCACAGTCAATCATGATGTAACCTTCGGGGGCTTTGATAGATAGCTTAAGTTTGTTTGCGTTCTGTCCGCGTGAGGGAAGGTTCTGCAGGTTTACTTTATCGTCACCACCCCACCGTCCAGTATGCGCGGCGTAGTATCTTAGGGGTACTGGCATCAATCCGCGGTTGGCTATTCCCATGAAGCGTTGTGTTCGAGACTCTTCCAGAGTAGATTTATTTCCGAGTCTGGCTGCCACTAAAACTTGGACGCGTAGGTCGGGATGCTCTAGTAATTCCTTAAACGCCTCGTCACTTTTAGCGAATGCATAGGTTAGTTTGCCCGTAGTAAGGCTTGTCTTCATCGGTGGGTCTACGTGTAACTGACGCAATAGTCCTGCAAACTTCTCGTTAGACATTAGCATTTCTTTTTCTGTCTCGCATGCCTCGAGTAGCTTATTCTTCTTATCAACAACATTGCGCATGTGTTGTTCTAACATCAGTGCATCTAACTCGAGCACAGGCTCGGTAAACATCTTTAATGTAAGGTCAATTACTTTTAGTTCTTTGGGTGGGAATTTGGCAACTAGGATTTGGAATAGGTCGTAGGTAAGCACCACGTCATTGACGCAGTATTCGGCATAGCGCTCGAGTTCTTCCGTGCTAAAGTCTGCGCGGTGTTTGCCCATAGCGTTGATAACCTCATTACCCTTAACACCAATCTCGTACCGCTCAGCCAGTGCTTTAAGGGAACCGCCTGCCTCAACCCCATGCAATGCTCGAGCCATACACAATGTATCTAGTAAGACTTTGGGGTGGCAGTCAAATACAAACGAGAGTATCGCTCCATCAAACATAGTATTGTGTGCGAGTAAGGCGGAGTTAGCCCAGTCAAGGGATTGTAATTGCGATTTCATTTCATCCCGAGTGCCCGTAATCCAGTAAGGCTTCTCGTCATTGACTTTAACCCCGCACATGATGGCCTCGAAGCGATGGCTACGGATATACTCCTCGGTAGTAACTTTAGTTAAAGACCAATCCCTATCGTAGAAAGTCTCGAAGTCTAGCGTGATTATGTTCATTGGTTATTTTTTTCTTTCGCAAGTTTCTTTATCATGGCAAGCTCTGTTGAGTTTAGTGTTACCTTACCCAGCGATAGCGTTGAGGCTGTATTAGATATAGTTGAGCCCAAGGGTACGTTTCCAGTCCCAAAGGCATGTCTGTTTTTCTCGTCGTATGTTAGCTCATAGTCATCGGCCGCATGCACTATGGTCTTAAGTATAGATTGCCTAAGTGCGTTTCGTTTTAGTTCGGCTAGTTTATTATGCAGGGCACGGTATTCCCCTACGGTAAACGGGGACTCATCTTCTCCACTGTCAAGAGCCTGTCTAACTTTATACCATTTATTGTTTAGCCTGTCTTCAATAAACTCCTCGGGGAATTTATCCATGCGGTCTAGTAATGCCCTAACTTCTTCGCATATATCAGCCTTGTACTCTTTAAGTAATGCTTCAACTTTATCGTGCATGAACGTCATCTCCAACTAATGAATAAAAATTAACGGGGTGTTTTGAAAACCTCGTAGGCTCAGACCGAGCCACTACAATATACCCTTCCTCTAACAGCCAATTTAAATGTCGGCTTGCCGTGCGTTGGGATATATCAAATTCTTTAGCCACTGTTCTAGCAGTAGCCGCTCCGCGTTTCTTTAGAAACATGTATATCGTTTCCCTACGCCCTTCTGATAGTGCTACGGTTCTCATCGCCCCTCCATAATCCTTGTAATGCACTGCTGTAAATCCTCGATGTTATCCTCGTTGATGATAAGTGAATACCCACCATTCTTTGAGATAGACGCTAGGTTCTTAAGCTGTAATGCAGTAGGCACGTTCTTTCCGGCTTTGCACTCTATGCCTATGAACTTACTCTTGAAGCATGCAACAACATCAGGTACACCCGACGCACCATACCCGCCCGATACAGGGTAAAAGTAATAGGCGCCCGCTTCCTCTAAAATCTTTACTACTTTTTGTTTTACTTTCTTTTCCGGTGTTACTGCCATGTTATGTTCCTAGTAGCTTACCCACTTCGGTAAGTTCTTTCTTTGATAGATACAAAATAAAATATTGCGGGTTAATTTTCATAGCCTTCAAACTTATTGCGCTATTGTTTCCTTCTATTAGCTTAATCAAGGCTACGCGCTCCCTTAACCATTTGGGGTAATCACCGGATATGTATTGGGGTTCTTTCTCTCTTTGTATCGAGGCTATATTCCCTTCCTCATCTAAATGCACTGATACTACATGGTCTTTCATACCTTACCCCTAGTGCAGTTAGCCGTCATCCACCTAGCGAACGATGCCTTGTCGTTAGTAGGCACTACCATCTTTTCAATATAAACGTGATGTAGCTTGATGTCTGCCTCGTACTTCCTATACATGTCATGCCTTTGTTTCCGTGCATCTGCAGTGGTTGTACCCCAAGCAAGTAATTCCCCGTGCGTTGGATGTACCACTGATATTTTATATAGCACCATTATGTTTCCTCGTAGTGGTCGCCCGTTGGGCCGTTCTGTCCTATGACATCTACTCGGGACTCGTCCCAGTTAAGGGGGCACCCCGTAAACGCACATTCTTTTTTGGGGTCTAATACTTTACCGCAGATGTCGCAGATTGGGTCTTTGGGTTTCTTTCTAAAGATGTTATCGAAGTTGTCTTCAAACTGTTTGTTATTAACCCTGCTCTTTATAGCATCCCCCGTTATATCGTTATGGCTTGCCATCTTCGTCTCTCCTTGAATCCCTACTTCCATACTTCCAAACCATATCGTTATCAGGGATTGGCATGTTAATTAAAAATATGGCTCGAATCCACTCAACTAAATCCCGAACTCTTTTTACTTGCCCAAAAGGTTTAAAGGGGGACGTACCATCGTTAAAGAAAAAATCTTGGTATTTAATATTATAAATCCATCGATGTTCTTCAATAGGCAGGGGGTCATACACCCCTAAATGCCGAATAAGTATCGGGCTATAGCTTCGATTAAATAATACTTCTTCCCCCGTCTCCGTAGTCCACATCCCATACGGTAGTGATTTCCGTAAGGCTAGCTTATCTAGGTGCCGCTTAGTCAGCTTCATTATTTTCTTTCTCCTTCTCCCGTTTAGCTAGTGTAAGCCCCCGCATTATCAATCGCTCAAATCCTAACTGCATGAGGTACTGCTTGCCTTCCTCATCTACATCCAGCTGGGCTATGGCACTGCCATCGGGTTGGTCAATCAAGTCACCTATTAGCTCTATTTTCATATAGCATCCCTAATATATACTGTTTAAGTTCTTCATTCTCTTTATACAACCGTTCTATTGTTATATAGGCCGCGTCTAACTCCGCCTTTAATTCGTCCATAATAATTAAACCTAAAAAAGTGATATATGGTGGGGTACTCGCCGACTTAACGCGAGTCGTGTGCGTGTCAGTTTTCCCCCGTAAACTTTACTCTTTCTTCAACAACGTAATAGGCATGTTACCGTATAGTGGGGTAGCGCCGTTCCATTTGTCAATGAACGCTTGTTGCAATAGCTGTGGTGTAATACCTTGCGAACGGATTAGGTTCTGCTGTTTGATTAGTTCTTCCAATTCGTTCTGTTTCTTTTGCTCAGCAATCTTTTGGTCAAGCACTGTGATGTTGGTGTTTACTTCGTTACGGCTGTCAATCTTAGCTGTTACCTTCTCGCTAAAGTTTAACTGTGCACTGAACGTCATTAGTTCCAAGCCCTTAGCTTCAAACTCTTTCTTAACTAAGTCCTGCACTGTCTCTTCAAACTTTAATGAACCACCGTTAGCCATCAACTCATCGGTCGTGTACTTACGGCTTGCTTCTTTCATGATGTCGTAGATTTTAGTTTCTAAGATGTTATCCTGTAATGATTGCATGAATTCGGTGCCGTCATCTAACTGCTTGTTGTCAAACACTACGTCAATCGCGCGCTTCTCAATCACCTTAAAGCTGTATACGGGCTTACTAGTAAACGCGGTGTTGTCTGATGCCTTTAGGTTTAATACCTTGTCTTCGAAGTCGGCACGTTGTTCCCATAATGGGACTTGGTATAATTCACTGCCCGGTGCAAACGTAGACACGCGACCCTTCTGCAAGCTGAAGTCCGACTTGCCATCCTTACCGTAGTTCTCCATCAATACCCCTACGTGGTTGGGTTGTACTCGTGTGCCACATCCTACTGTACCAAGTGCGATGCCAATTAAGACCATCGTTGTAATTCGTTTCATTTTATTTTCCCTCGTCGTTTAATTCTGATTTAATTTTATTGATTACTTTTGATAATCCCCAATACCCTACTACAAATGGAATTGCTATACCCGCCCACGCATTGATATGATTAAATACGTAGATTGATAAGAATACCACCACTGCTCCTGCCAATACATAATTTACAGCTTTCATACACTTCTCCCTATATAAGTAGCCTTAACATTATCTTTGAACTGCAAAGTCACAGCGCACTCTTGCCCTTTGTTTCCATTGAAAAGCTGAACCAAACCATAAGCCATAGAAACCCCAGCGATTAGTAGTAACGTTACTACAATTACTACCGACCTATCCCCGCTTCTATCGCAGTCACAGTCACGTCCTTGATTACAGTTACCTTTGCATGGCATATCGTTCTCCTTAGTCCTCACTTACTACCGATAGATACCCAATCAGCACGTCGATTGCGGCTATGATGGTTGCATCGTACTCTACGTCCGCCTGTGTTTGCGGGTCATACTCCTGTAAAGATTTTTTAGTGCTCTTCAAATGTGTTAGCACGATTGAGTCCATCAGTTCGTACACTGCGCCCTCATCATCAAACTCTAGTGTTAGCTTCATAGTTCTACCCCATCATTGTGTAAGTCTAGCTCGTCAATGTCTATCTCTGATTCTTTACCGCTAGGTAGCTTGCCTATAATAGATGTTGGGAAGTGGCCTGTCTTGAGAACTTCAACTACGCACTCGCCTTTCTTCCACCATACCCATCGTGGCATTGTTCGTTTACTTGTCATCTTAGTGGCCTTTCTTTGGTTGTCTAAATCCGTTTGGTACCTGTCCTGCTGTTAGGTTTTGCATTACCAACATCATCTGCTCGATTACTTTTTGGTGGTCATCAAGCCTAGCCTGCATAGATAGTAGCCCCTCGTGCATAGCCTTTAGTGTTGTTTCAATCTGTTCTTCAGTCATAATAGTGCTTCTCCTAGTTGTTCAAACACCTCGTCCATCGTTAGTTTCTTTTCTACAATCTCGACCGTCCCAGTAGCAGGGTAGTTATAGTAGCGCAATGGCTCACCATCAAAGTCAAGAAGCACCCACATTATTTTATTACGGCGGCTAGTTTATTTAAGATGCCTGCTTTCTCTAGGTCAGCTATTTTTTCTAATGCCGCGGCCAATCTCTCAACGTCGTTGATTGCTTTTAAATACTCTGCTTTAGTCGCTGTCTTTAGAAACACATTGATTGAGTCTGTTAAACGCGTATTGTTATCGCGCAGTTTACGGTTGTTGTCTGTGATTGACGCTATAGTTTGCACAGCTGTATCCCTCACTGCTGTACCTGCTTTAATCATAGCCTCAGCCGCTTCGCTTAAATTTACTTTTACTTCTTCTACGTGGTTCACTACTTTTCCTCCCGGTTCAGTTTTTAATAAATACATATATGGCTCGGATTGAACTCTACGGCTTAAATATTCTACTGAATATGTCCCCGACTCTGTAAATCCTTGCTGTTTGGCTTGCCTCATTTCCCCTGCGGTCATTCCTCTAGGTAGTCCTTTGATTGCACTCATCACTAACCCCCATACTTAGTCTGCAACAACAACTCGCAGTAGTGGATTGCTTTCTGTATATCCTCGGCACCGTTCTTAGCGTGGTGCCTGCAAACGTATTTCACTATGTTACCTTCGAGAAAGCCCAGTTCATTAGCTACAATAAACTCTACGGGTTGTATTGCCATTTCAGCGTAGTGATTACCACCAACCTGTTTAGCTAGCGCGTTCTCTTCTTCTAGCATTTCTGTCATTCCGTCGCTCATTCCATTCTCCTATTAAAAACATGCATGCCATACCCAATGTAAACGATACCCAGTAGCACTGAATATACTCAATCACCATGTTTGCCATTAGCAATGTCCCTTGCATCTCGTTCAGCTTCCATTTGAAAACGTAGGTATATGTTCTCAATCAAAGTGCCTAAGTTATTGTTTGATGTATTAGGCACGCTAAGCACTATCCTACGCACGGCTTCCCCAAAACTATCGCGGTTCTTATCGTCTAATTTCTCCATCACCAACTCCCAAACATAGTCATGCTACTGCCTATTGAAACGCTCTTGGATGTCTTTCTAACCCTATCACGTTCTTCTTTAGTCGTCGGCGTTTGTTCACGGTCTAACAACTTGAACACCCTAGTAACACTTTGCACAAGTTTGTCATCCTTTGTGGGCAAGGCAGTAAGCAGGTCAGATGCGGGTTTTACATACGGCGTTACCGCGTTGTATACATATAACCGTTTGCCGCCTATTGTTCTTTTATCCCGAGTCAAGTGTCCGCGCAGTGCTAACCATTCTAAATAGCACTTACCTTTATTAAAGAACCCCAACTCCTCTACGCATTGTTTACCTGATACATCTTTACGAGCGGCAACGTAGTTATACACAATCTCTTTGTTATTGTTTACTTCCGCGTCTATCTCGGCTTTCTTTCTAGCCGACCGCTCTCTTTCTCTTTCGTCATCGTGCTTGCTCATCTGTTTTCCTTTCTATTGGCTTCGCCAATAAATACTTGTCGCCCATTGATGCAATCACTGCCTGCACTCGTTTCTCACGGTTAGGGTCGGGCTCAACCTTTATGCCATACAAGTTTTTGTAAGTAAGGCTATGCCCATACTCATCGAGTAATTGATTTATATAATCAAACATATACATCTTCTCCAGTCCTTAACAATGTACACCCTATCAGATTAAAAGTCAAACGATTTCAGTATGTCGTCTACTTTGCGCTTTACATCGGTACGTAGTATCGAGTCCTCACGTAAGTCAGTAGCATCTATACCCATCAAAGTGCTCTCGAGTTTGCGCCGTGCCTCCTCGAGTTTCGGGTCATTAGTAACATTTAAGTTACTCAACATACTGCAGATATCTAGGGCATTACTAACCAACGTATCCCTAAATATCTTTCTCGTCTTATCGTCGGCGTAGTCTAGGCGCTCACTCAACTTACTCATGCAGTCATGCAACCTATCCCACATGTCCTGCATAGCATCATCAAGTTTAGCTTTGTAGTAGCCCTCGAACTGAGACTGCAACTCGTTCTTAATATCAGAGCCTACGTCGACGCGGAAGTCCCCCATCTCGGGGATGGGGAGAAACACATACCTAAACTTAAACCGCTCGGCTATGGTTGTTGCGTCAGGGAATTCGTTTCGGTCAAATAAATCGCCAAGCTGAAACGCCGCCGCTGATACCAGTAGCGGATACTGCCTAACGAACTCTGTCACCAAGTCATTGAACTCCTGCTCGAACTCCCCTAGCTTAGCCTTGTAGTCAAAGAATACTTTCATCGGTAACAGACGCGAGCCACCATCAGACCAAGGCAACGATTGCTCGTAGTGCCAAGACCTAATAGCGGCCGCGTGTTTCTGTATCTTAGCCAGTGCATCATTACCTGCTAACAAATGCTTAGATACTGATGCCGCATTTTTACTATGCGCGGACTTTGCCACCACTACCTCATCGGATGTTTTCTTGTCCATCTTGCGACCAGTCCACACCGATAAGTTTAAGTCTACCAACACGGCCGAGTTCTGTATCATTCAGTTTCTCCTTCAGTGTCCATTGATGTGAACGTCTCTAGGTAGTTAAGGGCTTGGATTACGCCTGCTATTTGATGTGGCTCGCAATAGTATTCTTTGCCTTCCTCGGTTGTAAGATTGACGTTACCCTCGTAGATTGATATCAACAACTTGTTAGTAACAGATAGTTCTACTACTGATTTAAGTGCATGCTCAATATTAGTTGGACGCCCTTTGCTACGACCTTGGGATGCTGTATATACTATATCTGCTAATTCTGCAGGGGCTTCTACTACCACAGGTTCTACTTTTTTCATCTCCCTACGGATTTTATACACGATAGTTATGTCGCATTTAGTCTGAGCCGCTATTTCTTTTGCAGGCATTTCAGGGTGTTTAGCGCAAAGTTTGCGTGCATGTGCTGTTTTATTTACTTTAAGTGTTTTAGTCATTTTTAAATCTCCAATATGTAAACTACGGTTTATAAATTAAGCTACTTCTTTATCCCATTCGTTACTCTGAATGGTTTCCCACACAGCCTCATCACTACATAGATACTCGTATTCTTGCATTAGAGTTCTATACAGGTCTTTGGCATGTTCATATAGCGCGTCTTTAACGCACTGTTCAAAACTACTGAATTCTTTATCGGTGTCCTCTTGGTATAGGCCTATGTAATACGCCCGCATCTCCTCGTCCATATCATGTGATAAGTAGTATTGCCAGTCATTTACTTCTACATCTACACACGACGCCCTTTGCCTACCCCCCTCGGATTTGTATATCCGTATACCCCCTTCAACTGCTAACTTGTATGTCGCGGGATACTTTTCGTCCATCTTGTTCTTTTGCATAAACAAATGCACTTGCCTTACTACCCCCGTGAAGTCAGCATACGACCCTTGGTGGTAGAACCCGTCAAAGTGTATGTCCTCAACCTCAAAGCCTTCCTCTGCTAAATCAGTCTTGAAGTTCTCGTATACATGGTCCCACCAGTCATACCCATCTACGTTGCAATCACGATACTTCTTTATCAGTTTTTCTTTAGTCATTTTAATCTCCCACGTATATAGATGTTCCTACGTCAGCAGTAATGCCTTGGCTTGTAATACCCCATAGCACAGGCACAGGCCAATCACCCCACCCATCACCTAAATAGCCATCAGTCAGGATAACTGCGCACTCGGCTTTAATCTTGTGCTCTTTGATATACTCGGCTACGCATGTAACGTCAGTGCCACCCCCACCCGCGGGTTTAGTGCTGTTGATTAGTCCC